GTCTCGAGCACAACACCCGCCATCTTCGCGCGCAGGGCGTACTCGATGATGGCGTGGACGGCTTTGCCGCGGACCAGCCCGCCGGCCGGTGGATCAGGCAGCCCGAGACCGTAGCGGAACCACCACTTCGCGGAACAGGAAAGAAACGTGGACGCCTGCGAGGGCGAGAGGACCTCGCCCGGCATCTGCGCGGCGCTAGGCAGCATTGGAGTTGCTCCCGGAGTTCTTGCTCAGGTTGATGAAGATAGTTGTCATCATGTTGCGGATGTCATCCGGCCGGATGGCGTTGCCGTGCTTGGCGCTGGCGTAGTTGACCAGCTCCGCGTAGACGTCAACCAAGTGCTTCGTCTGCGAAGAAAGCGCCTGCGCCCACTTCGGTTGCGTTTCTTGGGCTTGTTGCGCCTGTTTGCGGGCTTCGACCAGGCGTATCGAATCGGCGAGCTGCTGTTCGAGCTGCGAAGGCGGTTCGGGCGTCTCACCGACTTTCGAGACGGACCACTCGATGGCTTTCCGGCCGCCGGCTTTCGAGACTTCGGCCTTGACGATGTCGATGGCCTCGCCGGGCCGGATGCCAAGCTTGCGGCACTGATCGGTCAGGATCTGGCCCACGGCCTCCGAGACGTAGAATGTCCCCTCTTCGGCGCTGAACATGTGCTGCATGCCGCCGAACTGCGATTCGACGGGCTTTCCCTCGATCGAGCGCAGGCGAACCTCGATCGGAACGTTGGTATTGAAGCGGATGACTGCCATTATTTTTCCCCCTGAAGCATCAAATACGCCGCGGCGATCGCCCAAAGAGCGATTGCCACGATCATGAAAACCTTGCTCTCAACGAGCTTCATTTTTCTGCTCCGTTTGGTTGTCTTGTTTCTATACGGCACAACCTAACGGTCGAACGGCCAATGGAATCAATGGACAGCAGCAGGAGGAAGAAGTATGCCGGTAGTTCCTGCGGCGGCTTGCTCGCAACGAGCTTCATTACGCAGGCTCCTTGCTGGCGATCGCTGGCTGGCCGAAGATCTCAATCAGTTCGCGCCGTATCTGCTGGCGTTCGAGCGGCTGCAGTTCGCGGCCGGTCGCACGCACAACGCGCTCGTTGATGTTCTCGCTCGTTGCTTCGATTTCGCGGGCGGTCATTACGCGACCTCCTCTCGAATGAATTCCTCGTCGAGTTCATCGACGCAAGTATGCTCGCAGCCCTCGCAGATCGTCATGTCGCACGTGGCGCAATGCGAATGCACGTTCGTAACGTGCCCGCAGTTGGCGCATTCGCGGGTGCGGCCTTCGTATGAAACTCCGTGGATCATGATTGCCTTTCGCGCTTTTAAGCCTCGCGGCTGTTCAGTGCTCTTTCATAATAGCTCACTATCGGTAGTGAGTAAAGCATAATAGTGGGTGAAATTGGAAAAACTCGCTAGCGGAAGCTAGACTTGAGTTGTATGGCGAAAAAGAATCCCGCGGCCGTTGCCTTGGCAAAGCTTCGAATGAAGCGGATGTCGGCAGAGGAACGAGCCTCGATCGCACGGCAGGGCGGCAAAGCGAGCAAGCAGAAGCTCACCCCTGAGCAACGAAGCGAGATTGCGCGTAAGGCTGGTTTAGCTGGTGGGCGGGGTCGGAAGAAGGCGAAATGAACGACCAAGATCTCAACCAGATCCGCACGCTCATCCGGGAAGCATTGGATGGTGCCGTCGTTTCCATCGGCACTGAGATGAGCACGCGCTTCGGTGAGGTTACCGGGCGTCTGGATCGCATGGATGCCACGCTCGCCAACGTAGGAAAACAAGTCGCCGCAGGCACGCGCGCCATCGCCGGCTTCACGGAATGGACCTCCAAAGCCGATGCCGATTACAGCCGCGTACTGGCGGAACTGGCCGAGTTGAAGCTTCGCGTCGCCAAATTGGAAGGTGGAAACGGCAAGCCATGACAGGAACCCTGGCTGAACGCTCTTTGAGGCAAAAGCAAAATGTCTACTCGTTTTGAGCGATTAGCTACTGGCGTGGTGAAGTTCTATTGCTATTGGCGCATTCCGGGCGGCGCAAATATGCGATCCAATTCGAAATCGTCGTGGTTCCGATACACCCGGGCGATTTGAAGCCGGGCACGCTGAACGCAATTCTGAAGAAAGCGAGATTGAAGCCATGAGCAGCTATGCGGTGGTTTATGAATCCGGGCCGAACGAGGAAGGCCGGATTACTTGGAGTGCCTACGTGCCCGATCTAGCCGGCTGCGTGAGTTGCGGCGACACGGTCAAGGAATGCGTACGGATGATCCGCGAGGCAATTGAGCTTCACCTGGAATATTCGCGCGAGCACGGGCTTCCGATTCCTAAGCCCACTTCCAAAGTCGGCATGATCGAAATTGCGGCGTGAGCCCTGCCTAGCGGTTCATGCGGCGATATCATTAATCGCATGAATAGGTTGCAGGCACCCCAGCCGGAAAGGAACTCCTTGCCGGAAAGTTCGATTCGTAAATTCATGGCGACGTACGCCAGGACGGGCGACGTCCGCGCGGCGTCCACGGCCGCGAAGATGAGCCTCGCCACACATTACCGGATGCTCGAAACGTCGGACTCGTACGGGAAGGACTTCGAAGCGGCGCAGGCCCGATTGATCGGCGAACTGGAGGCGGAAGCCTTCCGCCGCGCGCTTGCGGGATCGGACGAGCTCCTCGCCTTCCTGCTGCGCGCGTGGCTGCCGGACCGGTACCGGGAGCATTCGATCGTGGAGCATTCAGGCGCCGTCATTCTTTCCGAGTCGGAGGCATCCTCCGGGCGGGAAACCCTTGCGCGGCTCATTCCGATTAAAAGGGAGCGGGTGCAATGAGCAAGCGAAAGGCAAACAAGCCCATCCAGACCGATCGGGAACCGGACGATTTTCAACACTCAGATGTCACAGATGTCACGAAATCAGAGGAAATCCTGAGCAACCCAACGAACAAAAGCACGCCGGGCCGCGTGCGCATCTTCCTCGAGACCTATGCCAAAACCGGACGCGTGAACCGGGCCTGCGCGGCTGCTCGGATCACGTCTAGGACACATTACAGAAAACTCGAATCTGATCCCGTTTATCGCGGCGCATTCGAAAAGGCGGAACGGCAGGTTGGTCAGATGCTCGAGGATACAGCCGTCGAACGGGCGTTGGAGGGGGACAATCATCTGCTGCTGGCGTTATTGAAGCGGTTCCGTCCGGAAGCGTACCGCGAGCGGGTCTCGGCGGAGGTCTCGGGCACAATTAACTTGGTGGACCGGATGACGGCCGCGGTGGAGCGCGTACGCTTGATGAGGCGCAATGAACCCGCTGAGCGCGCCGGCTGACGCGGATTTGGTCGAGAAGGTCGCCGAGTTCGTGGATGATCCGCTGGGATTCGTCCTGTTCGCCTATCCCTGGCGCGAGAGAGGTCCGCTGGAGGATTACGACGGTCCGGACACGTGGCAGCGCGAACTGCTCGAGGACATCGGTCGCGAAGTCCGCCAGCGGGGTTTCGACGGGCTGAACGCGGTGCTGCCGATCCGCCAGGCGATCTCGTCCGGCCACGGGATCGGTAAGTCCACCTGCTCGGCGTGGCTGACGAACTGGATCATGTCGACGCGCCCGAATTCCCAGGGCACCGTCACCGCGAACACATTCCCGCAGCTGCAAACCAAGACTTGGCCGGCCATCCTCAAGTGGACCCGCCTGTGTATCACCAGCCACTGGTTCGAACTCGGCGTTCAGAAGATCTTCGCCAGGGCGGCGCCCGAATCCTGGTTCGTCTCAGCACAAACATGCCGTCGGGAAAATAGCGAGGCCTTCCACGGCCAGCATGCGGCCCGTTCCACGTCGTGGTACCTGTTCGATGAGGCCAGCGCGATCCCCGACGAGATCTTCAACGCTGCCGAAGGCGGCCTGACGGACGGCGAGCCGATGATCATTTGTTTTGGCAATCCGACGCGCAACAGCGGGAAGTTTCACCGGATTGTCTTCGGCGCTGAGCGCGACCGCTGGCGGCAGAAGATCATCGACTCCCGCACCGCACGGTTCACCAACAAGACGCTCATCGAGGAATGGATCCAGGATTACGGAGAGGATTCCGACTTCGTCCGGGTCCGCGTTCGCGGGGTCGCGCCGCGCGCCGGCGAGTTGCAGTTCATCGACCAGGAGCGTGTGTGGAATGCCCAGCAGCGCGCGGCCTCGAGTTTTCCTGACGATCCGCTCGTCGCGGGCTTCGACGTCGCCGGGCGCGCCGCTATGTTCCAGATGCCGGCCGCTGTCAGCGAACCAGCAGGCGGGCGGCGGGAATCCCATGGCAGCGGCGCGTGGAACGTCATCGCCTTTCGCCGCGGCCTCGACGCTCGCACCATCCCTGCCATCCGGATAGCGGGGGAGGCGACGCGGGACCGGTCGGCCATGCTGGCCAAACTGAGCGAGATTCTGAGCGACAAGCGGCCCGACCGGAAGATCGCCATGATGTTCGTTGACAGCGCATTCGGCGCCCCATATGTCGAAAGGCTACGTGCGATGGGGTTCGACAATGTCCGCGAGGTCAGCTTCGGGGCGCCGTCGCCCGATCGTCATCAGGCGAACATGCGCGCGTATATGTGGCATCGGCTGAAGGAGTGGCTGTTAAAGGGCGCGATCCCCTCGGATGTCGTGCTCGAGGCGGATCTGACGGGCCCGGGGTTCCATCTGAACAGGAGCGAGCAACTCGTGATCGAGGCGAAGGCCGAGATGGTCAAGCGGGGTGTGGCGTCTCCCGATTACGCGGATGCTCTCGCACTCAGCTTCGCGGCGCACGTGCCGCCGGCGTCGCCGCCCCAGGAGCTAGTGGATCGCTTCGGGTCGATCGGCGGATCGTGGATGAGCTGAGGGTGTGGGCGCACCGGCCGAGACCCGCGATTTGACGAGACGACGCACAGTGTCACACCGGCTCCTAAATGACACAGCCACGGCATTGCGCGATAACATCACCGTAGGTGCGTCGATATTGGCTGAGAGCGGGATTTCTGGTGGCATATCAGGTGTGTCATTGGCGTCTTGCCGGATGAGGGCAAAGCGGCTGGTGGAGAGCGCAACGAGGGCGGCAGAGGTTATTTCCACGACTACCGTGGAAAAAGGCCGTGAACCGAGCTAGGTCGGCCCCGTTATTCCTTTCCGTGCCGAAGTGCCTTGTTTTTCGCCTCGTCGGAGAAATCTGTGGGTCACCGATACGCTCCAATGGGCGCCGGAAGCTCGGCTCGCGCAGCCCGCGAACCCGATGTTGGATAGCGCGGCTT